AAGTATGGTTTCTTTACTTCTCTGGGAGTAAGCCAATGTTTCATAGCTGACTTCATACCTGCTGCAAATTCATCTAATTGTTTCTCAGTAACCTTTAAAGTTTTACCGTCACTAATTTTAGATACTTCTTTATAGATGTCTTCTACTACTGTATCTAATTTCTTCATTTTAATTTTCCTTTTAAATATTTAATACATCTTTTAAGAGTATCTGTACTATCTAATACTCTACCTAATGCTGTGTTACAATCATGGCAGATATATCCTCTAAACGTTTCAGTATCATGACAATGATCTAATGTCCAAGGAGTTAATTTTTTCCATCTACCATTTCTTTTTAATTCTTTTTCATCTCTTAAACATAAAGGACATTGATAGTTTGGATCAGTAGGAAAAGGATTTGTTTGCCTTAACATATCTACTGTTTTATCTTTACTAATTTTACACTCTGAACATATTGTATGGCGAGAAGGTTCTGTTCCTTCTGCTACTTTGTTTCTAATACCAAAAAACTTTTTATCTTTTTTAATATTACAATGTCTACATCTTATTGTATCACTTTCTTTTTCTACATACATTGAATTATCTATCTTAAAAAGATTTAATTGTTCAGTGTGTTTCACTCCAGTTATCTCCTATTTGATACTCTCCATCTAAAGGGCAATTAAGATTTAAAACTTGTTGTGTATCTCTTATAGCCTGGACTCCTAGTTGCCCTACTTGATCAGCTTGATCTTCTTTAACTTCTATCTGCCATTCATCATGTACATTAGCTACAAAATGTGCATTTAGTCCAAGTTCTTTTATGCGATTATCTAATAAGACAAGTGCAGTCTTCATAATAACAGCACCTCCTCCTTGCAATAAAGTATTCAAAGCAGAATAAACTTTTCTAATATGTATTACTCTACCGTCTAATGCTTTAAGATACTTTCTTGTTTGTGCCGCTCTTTCAACAGAAGTTGTAAGATTTCCAAGCGAGGGTAAATTGCGGATAAAACTAGATCTAAGTGTTGCACCTGCTTTAGCATTTCCTCCAACCACACTTCCAATTTTTGCATCTCCTGCTCCGTAGATGAGGGCATAGATGAAAGTTTTAGCCTGACTGCGTGATCCAAGTCTAGCAAGGTTTTGATTTGTTGTGTGAATATCTCCGTTGACGATTTCATTTATGTATTCCTTATTCTTCATGTAATGTGCTAATACTCTAAGCTCCAAACCAGATGCATCTATACCTACTAACTTATATCCTTCTGGTACTGTCCAACATTCTCTACATTCTTTACCATAAGGTTTATTAGAGCTTGGTGTTTGAGCAACGTTTGGACTGCGGTGTGTCATTCTTCCTGTGATAGCTCCGTTAGGTATAACAAATCCATGAACCCTGCTATCCTTAGATAATTCTAACCAAGAAGAAACTTGTGCTACTCTTTTTTGTAACATCATAAACTCAGATATAAGTGTAGCTTCTGGTATACCTTTAACTTTTTCTAAAGTACTTTCATCTACAATAGGCTGACCAGTAGGTGTAAACTTTTTTGGTTTCCATCCAAAGTCTATAAGGTATTCACCAATTTGTTTTCTACTAGCAAGATTAAACTCTACCCACTTCTGCCGCATAAAAGGTTTGTAGTCAGTAGCTTTAACTTTAATAAGTTCTTCATCAGTTAACTTAGGTACTTTAGATAACGAACCATCTTTATTAAACTTAGGAGTTATTAATCTATCGTCTACCCATTTAGGTTTAAAAGTTTGATGTACTTGTTGTTCAAGTGTGGCCATCTTAGATTGTAACTTAGATGAAAGCATAGTAGCTTTTTGTTCATCCAACATAAAACCATGCAGCTCTTGTTCTTTCATAATCTTAGCTACAGAATGTTCAAGATCAATAGACTCTTGGCTAAAATTTACAGCATCTTTTAATAATCTATAATATATTTCTGCATTAAGTTCTACATCTTGTATGCAATACTCTGCCATTTCTTCAGTGTATTCTTCCCAACTATCAGGCTGATTACCTTTTCTTTTTTCTGCATTGTTAGGGTATAGATAGTATCCCCAGTTTTCTAAGCTGTGTCCTCCAGGAAAAACAGGATTAACCAAACGAGATACAACAAGAGTATCTTCAATATGTTTAGTAAGTTTAAGATTAAAATGTTTGAGCAGGACAGGGATATCAAATCCTATAATATTATGCCCAATCAAAACGTCTGCGCTTTCTAATAGATCTGCCCCTTCTTGAAGTTTATCAGGAGGGAACAAGTAAGTTCCCCCTCCAATAACTTTGGCAACGATACAATGAATAGTGTTACCTTCAAGACCTTCTGTTTCTATATCAAAGATTACTTTTTTAAAACGGTGATGTGCTATTTTGTTGGGGAGAGAAATCAATGTCTGTTTCATAAAGTCTTCCTGTGTCTGAATTATATTTAAGGCTACAAGCAAGTCCAGTATCCCCTGTGTATCTAGATTTTAAAACTCTTACCCTTGTTGTATTAGCTTCTTCTATATCATCTGCTTGTTGATTTCTTTCTAAGGCTATTACACAATCTGATAGTTGTGATATTCCTTGTGATCCTTTTAAATGAGAAAGAGATACTTCAATACCTTGTTCATGTCCTTTCTCACCTGCTGCTCTTCTAAGATGTGAAACAAGTATCATACCTACTCCTGTTTCTTCTACTAAAGATCTAAGGCGATTCATAAGATTATCAATACCTCTTCTTTCATCACCTTCTGTCATTACATTTACAAGCATATGTAAGTGATCTACTACTACCCATTCACATTCACAGCCTACTATAATGTATCTAAGTTTAGAAAAGATTTCATCTATATTTGTTGCACCAAGATGAGCATGGATAAAGACTCTACCATCTTCAATTACATTGTCAAATAAATTTTCTAATTGTTCATTAGAATAGTTAGCTCTTTTCTCAGCTAAATAAATTCTATCGTTAGCTTCTATAGATATAATTCCATCTGCTGTTCTAAGCCAGTTCTCTTCTAGAGCTACAATGCCTACATTATCTGTAGTGTTTTTAATAAGCCAATGTTCTAGTTCTCTAGTCACACTAGACTTACCTAATCCTGTGCCTCCAGTAAGAGTAACTAACTCTCCTTTGCGCATACCATATAGTTTTTTATTCAAGCCTTCCCATGGATAAGGAATACTTTCTTTGTCTTCACGTTGTAACCAATCATTCTTTTTGCTAGACAATTCCAGGATACCTGATGGTGTATATGTTTTAGCTTCCCACCAAGCTTTAGTAAACTCTTCAAACTTACCTTGCTTAAGCATATCATTAGCATCTTTAAAGCCTGTAGGAAAAGACATGATCTTAGTTTTATTAGGCTTTAGTATTCTTGCTACTTGTCTAGCTGCTTTCTGTCCTGCATCATCATTATCAAATGCAAGTACTACATTCTCATAAGCTTCTACAAACTCTATGCTTTCTCTTATATCTTTTACAGCAGAAGCACACCCACGTTTAAGAGATACTACTGCCCACTTACCTCCAAAGATTTGATGTACTGCCATAGCATCACATTCACCTTCTGTAATTGTAAGATATTTACCACCTGTATTTCTATACAACTGCTCACCAAACAATCCTGTACCTTCAAAGTTACCACCAGAATAAAACTTCTTAGTATCTACCTCTCTAGTTTTAGTAGCAGATACTTCGTTGTTATTGTAGTAAGGATATACATGTTTGTTTGGACTAGATAAAACTCCAAAAGTTTTTGCTGTCTTTAAACTAATCTTTCTATCTTCAAGAGCATTGTATGATCCCTTGTAAGATTGTAAAAAAGAATTTATATCTGTAGGTAGAGTACTTACTGATGGTGAAGGCTCACCAAATAATTTAGGCGGTGTTCTTTTGTTACATCCAAAACAATAGGTATGGCCATCATCATATAAACTATTGTTATCTTTACTTCCACAAGATTCACATGGAATGTGTTTAATAAATTTGCTGTTGTTATTTGTATTCAATTTACTTCCCCAAGTTTAAGATAAAGATGCTAGGTACTTCTTACACTATCTTCAAGGAACTCGCACAACCAATGCAAAAGAAACTAAGAAGCACCTAGCGTTATTTTATTTAGATTTTTTTGTAGTGACTTTCTCCTCTTTTTTTATTTCATCACTTAACAAAGCACAACCATGATTGATTTCCCATTGTGCAGATTCTAATTCATCAATAGCTTTTGCTTTCTTTTGATTAGCTAATTGTAATTTTAAAAACAATCTGCGTGGTTCACCTCTTGGTAAATCATTGACTGTATATTTCTTTTTATCTAAAGTAATAAAGGCTTCGCTCATTTAGAAATCCCCTTCATCATACATTCCAGATCCATCTGGCTCATTGTATTCTACTAAATCAACAAGCTGTACTGCCCTAAGATCTCTGCCTTTACCTGCTTTACCTTGATAATTCCAAGCGTATTCTTTGTATTGAATTTTAACAGTAGATCCATTCCCTATATTAGGTAGAGTATCTACACGCTTACGGTTTTCATCTACTAATAAAGGTCTAGTATTTTGTCCACCGCCTTTCCTATCTACATTTCTTTTGAAGTGAATGAACCTACCAAAGTCTTTTTCTTTTATGGGATGTCCTCTGTTTTCAAACTCAGTTAAAGTATCATCATCTAATACTAAACTAACTTCCCATTTAGAATCAAACGTAGTATTTGGAGTTACTACATTTGCATAGTAAGCGCGACCTGTAACTTCGCCAACACCACTTGCAGCATTAAAAGTATTTTCTTCTGCCATTTTCTTTTCCTTTTCAGTTTATGTTACATTTAAATTAAAAGACATTTTACAATTAGATTGTAAGCTATCTTTAATAAAGTTTAACTTAGATACATAAGAATGTACAGCACTTTCTAATTTTTTAGGTGCGTTGTTAGACTTAACGTTCAATACATTTGCTTTACCTTTTTGATCTACATCAAACATAACAGCAAGCGAATAAGAACCTTTACGTTTAATTTTATCTACAGCTTTCTGGATAACTGTAGTTCTATTTTGTAATCCTGCTTCTAAAACATAAGCACACTTTGCTTTTTCTATTGGAGTTTCTACAGTAGAGCCTCTAATATTTTCTAATGTTTCTGGAGTAATCACAGGCACAGGTTCTTGCTTCAAAGAATCTTCAAGTAATTCTATTTCTTGTAGAATAAATTGTATCTGTTCTCTTAAAGATTCATCATTAGTTTTACTTTGCTTTATCTCTGCATCAAATCTTTCCATGTCTGCGTTCAACTGAGTAACAAAAGCCTGAACACTTTTCTTTGACATGTTAACTTCATATTCAATAAATCTTTTATTATCTTCAATTACATTATAAGCATTATCAAGTTCTCTTCTTGAGATACTTTCAATAGAGTCTGCTCTTAATTCAAACATATCTTTTTTTACATCAAGAATTTTTTGACTTAAAAGATTTATAGTTTGTGTAGAATTTTTAAATTCTTTTTGAATTTTATTTTGTTGCAATAAGAAACAACCAAATACTATTGTTAGTATTATACAACCAGTTATAAAATTACTTTTCATTTTTTGCTCCTATTTTTTTACGTTCAATTCAATAGCATCAAGTGCTACTCCGTTATTTACTTGCTCCTGGATTTCCTCTTCAATTAATTCTTCTATGTTAAATAGAGCTATGCCTAATTGAGATTCCTTTCTTAAGCCCATAGGAATACTAAGACTACATGTAGTTAAAGCAGATTCAATCTGATAATATTTAAAAAGTTTATTATTATTCATTAGAAAGAATAGTTCTGTTGTTTTGTTTGAGTTCTTTTATCTTCATAGTATCTACTTAGTTCTGCAAAACTATTTATATCAGGATATTTTTTTAAATATTTCATGATCCATTTGTGTGTCATAAAAGAAAGATACATTGTTTTGCGTGCAACATAATAATCTTCATCAGGTACTAATTGATCTATATTATCTAGTGAGACCTGTGCAGCTTCTTCTTCGTTCAGTAATGTTTTCATCCATTCTACTTGTAAAGACTTTACTTTCTTTCTTAAAGCTTTAACTTTCTTTGCGTTCAATAGAGTTCTCCTTTATCTCTATAGGATTATATAAGAAGTAACTGAGGGATGTCAAATCCCCCAGATTACAATTACTATTAACATCACTATTAAAATAAACATAGGTAAAGATTTTATAAAATTGTCTTTATCTTTCATGGATATATACGTCTATTCTTTGTGCGTCTTCTAACTTACAATCTCTCCAGTTAATATTACCATGTTGATTAGTATACTTAGCCAAGTGAGGATTGTTCTTTCCAAATCTACCATGACATTTAACATATAGTTTATGGTTTATATGTTTGTTAAGAAATTTAATAGTATCTCTAAGTACATCTAATCTATATTCTTCTAGTACATTTCCTTTGTTGACTGTCATTACATATGCTTTTGTTCTTGATTTTTTCATTTTGTTTTCCTTCCTTTAGTAGTTAAAATTATTTTTTTAAAGCCTTGGCCATACTATCCCAACCTTCCATATCTTTTTTTAATTCCAGGAATAAAGGTTCTCTTAAATCTTTAAGTAACTCTAAAGAGTTTTCTAATTCCCATTGAGGTAAGTTACCTATGTCATCCTCCATAGCCTTTAAAGTTTTTATGATTGTCTCTATAACATAATCTATTTTTTCTATATCATTCATCCAAATATCTCCAAGTAAATAATCAACCAGATAATAAAAGTTATTAGTTCATTCATTGAGGCCTCCGTTCAATCCAGTAATATCATATAAGCATCAGGCTCATTTGTAATAAACCAATCTAAACCTTTGCGCATGGTGTTGTAATCTCTGATCCTTTCAGCACCCATGATGGTATCGTAAACTGCAACAGCATCAGGCGGTATAGTTATTGTAGCACCAGTAAATCTATTGGCTACTTCAACAGGTTTTTTATCTATTACTTTGCAAGCAAAAGGTAATTTACGTTCAGTCATTTTTTATCTCCTCTACTTCTATCTCTGCTTGGTCAGCTAAAAATTCCCAATCTTCTACTTCAAGATATCCTTTTTCTTCTGCTTCTTCCCAATCTTCTGCCATTACAAAACATTCCTCTACTATGTAAGTTGTTCTGATTAATCTGTATTCTTTTAATTTACTACTCATTATTTATGTACTCCTCTAATTCATTAACAGCTATATGTAATTTACCTGCAATTAAATTCAATGCTACTTTGCTTGGTCTATTATTAAATGGCGGGATGGAAAGAAATTTTTCCGTAGCTGTTGTTCGCTTAGAAGCAACTGCTTTTTTATTTAACAATTTAAATGCTCTAACAAAATGTACAATATCCATTTCAAGTATATCTGTAAGCCCAAGATTATTTGAATCATAATCAAAAGATTCTTGC